ACGATTAACGACCTTCGTCAAGCCTTTCAGATTCAAAAGTTTTATGAAAAATGGGCTCGCGGTGGTTCCCGCTACACGGAAACCCTGCGTGTAATGTTTAATGTCATATCTCCTGATGCTCGCCTGCAACGTCCTGAATACCTTGGCGGTACTCATTCTCGTATTAACGTCGTACCGACTGCACAGACTAGTAGCACTGATAGTATTTCTCCTCAGTCTAATCTGTCTGCTTTCGGCGTTCTCGGTGATTCTGCCCACGGCTTTAATAAATCCTTTGTAGAGCATGGCTATGTGATTGGCCTTGTCTGCCTTCGTGCTGATATTACGTATCAACAGGGTTTGAATCGCCTGTGGTCTCGTCGCCAGTTGTTTGATTTCTACTGGCCTACGCTTGCTCATCTTGGGGAGCAGGTTGTTTACAACCGTGAAATCTATACTCAAGGCTCGGCAGACGATAACGGAGTGTTCGGTTATCAAGAACGTTATGCCGAGTACCGTTACAAGCCGTCTATGATTACCGGCAAGTTGCGCTCTACCGATCCACAAACTCTAGATGTTTGGCATCTGGCTCAGAAGTTCGACAGTCTGCCGAAACTTAATCAGGATTTCATTGAGGAAAATCCCCCGATTCGTCGTGTGATTGCTGTTCAGAATGAACCGCAGTTCTTTGCTGATTTCTGGTTTGATTTGAAGACCTCGAGACCGATGCCGGTTTACTCGGTTCCGGGTCTTGTCGATCATTTCTAATGTAACTACGTTTAGTTATTCTGTTGTTACCGAGGGGCGAGGTCCCCATAGACCTCGCGGACGCTGGTAACAACGGAAATAACTATGTAAAAAGGACTACAAAACATGGGTTTATTTAGTTCTATCGGTAATGCGATTCAGTCGGTTACTAAGCCCTTTTCTAGTTTCCTCTCTGGTTCTGGCATTGGAGATCTCCTTGGTTTCGGTTCCGATGCTCTTGGTCTCTATAACGACTTGACTGGTAATTCTGCGAAAGTGCAAAAGGAGTTAATGGCTTATCAAGCTCAGCTCCAAAATGCATCTTGGAAGTACCAGATGTCCAATCGTCATCAATTGGAAGTAGGAGACTTGAGAAATGCTGGACTTAATCCTATTCTTTCTGCCAATAGTGCTGGCGCTATTTCTGCTGGCATACCTAATGGTGCATTGGCAGATTCTGATAGTGCTCGTTATGGCGCTCGTTCTTCTGCCGCTTTAGCTCGTCAAAATGCTGCTCAGGTTGCTTCTTTAATTCAGACCAATGCTAGTACTCAGGCTCGTAATGAGGCTGAAGCTAAAGCGACGTTAATGAACGCTGAGAGTAATCGAATGGCTGCGATTGCTGGAGCAAATCGTAATAACGCGGAAGCCGGTTATGCGGCTGTTAGATCGAAAAATGAGGCTCTTTACCCGAGTAATCAACCTTTGCCGTTTAAATACTTTAATTCAGCAAAAGGTATGGTTAAAGAGATTGAAGATTTTTTTGATCGCCGTTATGGTTTGCCTTCTAACGCTTCTCCTGAACGTAAGAAGCGTTATGAAGTTTTTATTAATGGCGTAGGTCGTCGCCAATAAAAATAATTGCTCATAGATTTTTTTATTTTATTTTTTATTTTATTTTTTATTTTATTTTTTTATTTTATTTCTATTTGGAGATTTTTTATGAAAATAACCACTGATTGGCTTGATTTATTTTTTAATTATTTAAAAGAATTTGGTAAAATGCTTTTGTATCTTTATCAACTTTTTAGAGGAAAACTATGAGACGTCGTCGTTTATCTCGCAGAACTTCCCGTCGCTTTTTTCGTAAAGGTCTAAAAGTTCGCCGTCGTAATCTCCGAGCGAGACCAATGAGAGGCGGATTTAGGATTTGAGGTCCCCAGTGGATTTGGAAGGCGTCAGCTAATAACTGAACGCCTTTTTTTTATGACTTGTTATCACCCAATTACTGCGTACTGGAGCAGGACGCTTAAAACGAAATTGGGTACTCCTGCAATTACGTTTAAATATTCTGATGCTGACCTGGAACTCGGAGAGTTTCAAATTCCCTGTGGTCAGTGTATTGGTTGTCGTTTAGATCGTTCGCTCGATTCCGCAGTGCGGGCTCACCATGAGAGTCTTTTATATGATCGCAATTACTTTCTTACGCTCACGTATAACAACGAAAATTTGCCTCCTTTTGGTAGTCTTATTCCTCGCGATCTCACCTTGTTTTGGAAAAGAATCCGAAAGCGTGGAGTTAACCTTCGTTACATGGCTTGTGGAGAATATGGGAGTACTTATGGTCGTCCCCATTACCACGCTATTATTTTTAACTTGCCTCCTCTCCAGCTTAGTCAGATTGGAATTACCAAAACTGGATTTCCTACTTTTGTTAGTGACTTATTTGCTGAATGCTGGCCTTTTGGTTTCCATACTGTTAATTACGTCTCTTTCGAGTCATGTGCTTATGTTGCCCGCTATGTGACTAAGAAAATACTTGGAGATGGAAAACAGGTTTATGAGAAGTTTGATCCGGTAACTGGCGAGGTTGATTGCCGAGTCAAAGAGTTCTCCAGATGGAGTACGAAACCCGGCATTGGCCATGACTATTTCATGAAGTACTGGAGGGATTTCTACAAGATCGATTGTTGTTTGATTAACAACAAAAAGTTCAAAATCCCTCGTTATTATGATCGTTTACTCTTAAGGGAACACCCTGATGTTTTTGAAATTGTTAAGCAAAAACGGATACTTAGCGCACAATCTTACCGTTTGACACCTGATGCGCAAAAGGATAGACTAGCGGTCAGAGAGGAAGTAAAACGTTTACGAGCCGAACGTTTACTTCGACCCTTTGAGGCTCAAATTTCGGAGTATTTAGAAAATGTCTGAAAAAGTTTTAGTTTCTGTTTATGACAAGGTTTCTAATCTTTATTCGCCTGTTATGACTGAGGTTAATAGGGATTCTGCTGTTCGTAATTTCAAGATTGGTGCTAAGCAAAATGCTCAGATTTCTGCTTGCCCGCAGGATTATGAATTGCGTTTTCTCGGTTATTTCAACGATGAGACTGGTTGTGTTTATTCTCAAAGTGAACCTGAAATTCTTTTTGAAGCAAAAGATCTTTTCCCGGCTGAATAGTTTCTGTACCATTAGATAGTTATCTTTTTTATGAGGTCCGCCGCCAAGTTTTTATCTTCCCGACTTGGCGGTTTTTTTTTCAATTGAGGTGTTTATGGCTAAATTTTTTACTAAATACAATCCCCCGAAGGTTCCCGGGTTTTCTTCTGAGATGGAATCCAAGGTTCAAGAGCAATTCGCAGACGCCTGCCAGACGGATACTATTATCCGTAAGTACAACATGATGGGCGTCAATCCGTTCATTGCTTCTGGCGGTAGTCAGTATTTAGACACAACTGACATTCCGAGTTTTGTGGCTGCTCAAAATGCTCAAGTTAAAGTCAAAGAGTATTTCGAGGGTCTGCCCTCTGATATTCGACTTGAATTTAACAACGACCCTATGCAGTTTGCCGAAGTCGTTTCTGACCCGCGGAATGCCGAATACCTCCGAGAGATCGGAGTTCTTGCACCCCTCCCTGCTGAGAAGGAGGGTGATAAACCCTCCTCTCAGCAAGGGGATATTTCCAAAAAAGCCCCCCAGGCAAGTGAAGGTAGTGATTTTTCTGATCAGAAAAAGCCTGAAAAGGCTGTTTCGCCTGAAAAATCAAATGGTTAGGTCTAACGTGGCACAGTCACCTACTTGTTGTAACTGTGCCACGTGACACCAAGCGAATTTTCGGCTTGGTGAAATTTCCAACTTTTTTCTCATTTTTAAGGACTAAATTAAATGGCTAAAAATAGTGCTCGTTCCCACAGAAAAAACAATCGTTTTTCCCAGATTCCTAATTCTCCAATCCAGCGTTCTGTGTTTGATCGTTCTCATGATTACAAGACGACTCTCGATGCCGGTTATTTAATTCCTTTCTTTGTTGATGAAGTTCTCCCTGGAGACACGTTTAAATTACGTGTTAATGCTTTTGTACGTATGAATACGTTGATTGCTCCGTTTATGGATAACGTGTTTATGGACACTTTCTTTTTCTTTGTCCCAACCCGACTTGTTTGGGATAATTGGCAGCGCTTTTGTGGTGAAAAGAAAAACCCCGGTGATTCAACCGATTTTCTGATTCCGTCTTTGGCTGGCACTAACAAATTTGCTCCTGAAACTATATTCGACTACATGGGTATACCTACCCTGGTTACATTAGATCCGGCTAATACGCCTATTAATGCGTTACCCTTTCGAGCTTATAACCTGATTTATAACGAATGGTTCCGAGACGAGAATTTGATAGATTCTCTACCAGTTCCTACTGGTGATGGCCCTGACGATACTGATAATTACAATCTGCGTAAGCGTGCTAAGCGTCACGACTACTTTACCAGTGCTTTGCCTTGGCCTCAGAAAGGCCCCAGTGTAGAAGTTGGTTTAACGGGTAATGCTCCTATTGCTGGTTTTGGAGATTCTGGTAATACTTGGACTTTTACTAACAACGTTTCTCAAGTTCCTGCAACTTCAGAAGGATGGCAATTAGGTCATAATACTTTGATTCCTACTCAGGACAGTCAATACATTGGAGCCTCCTTCTTAGGCAAAATTTCAGCTGGTAATCAAGCTACAAGTTGGCAGCAAGGCCCTAATGAAACAGTTGACAATTACTTTGAAGTTATGCATCAGACTTCTGATGTGGATGCTGCTGGTCTTGTTGGTTTACGTGGTTTTCAAGATCCGGCTAGTTTTTTCTATTTCGGTAAGGGTAGTTTGTCTCCTTCTAATCCGGATAGTTTATATGCTGATCTTTCTGGCGTTTCGGCTATCACGATTAACGACCTTCGTCAAGCCTTTCAGATTCAAAAGTTTTATGAAAAATGGGCTCGCGGTGGTTCCCGCTACACGGAAAC